CCCCCCGCCACCCCGCGCCTCGCTGCGCTCGGCGCACAGGATCTTGATAGAGGTACCACGATGCCTTGCGTTTTTGAATTTCTTTTAAAAATTTTTTTTAGGTCTAGACAGTAGGGGTCCCAGACTTGACCTATATATGTAAGTTTTATAAATAGATAACCAGGAAAAACTTTCCAAAGGTTTCAAAATCAACCTGAAAAAATTTTGCGGAAAAATTTTTATGAATGAAAAATTTATACATAACCTAGATAAACTACCTCCAGATGTAAGAAGGCAATTTGCTTTACTGGCTAATCAGTATGGTGAAAAGAAAAAACAAAAATCCATACAGGATGATTTCTTAACTTTTGTAAAACATGTATGGCCAGATTTTATAGAAGGCTCGCATCACAAACGTATAGCAGATAAGTTTAATAAACTAGCCAGTGGAGAAATAAAAAGATTAATTATTAATATGCCACCGAGGCATACTAAATCTGAATTTGGTTCTTATCTTTTGCCAGCCTGGATGGTGGGTAGAAATCCTAAACTAAAAATTATTCAGTCGACTAACACAACAGAACTTTCTGTAAGATTTGGTCGTAAAGCAAAAGCTCTAATTGATTCTAACGAATACCAAAAAGTTTTTAAAACAAAATTAAGAGAAGACTCTCAGGCAGCAGGTAAATGGGAAACTGCTCAAGGCGGAGAATACTATGCAGCGGGTGTAGGATCGGCAATTACAGGAAGAGGTGCAGATCTTTTAATTATTGATGATCCACATTCTGAACAAGATGCAATGAACGCTCAGGCCCTGGATAGAACTTACGAGTGGTATACCTCTGGACCTAGACAACGTTTACAACCTGGCGGATCTATAATTGTAATCATGACTAGATGGAATGAAAAAGATCTAACAGGCAGATTATTAAATGCACAAAAAGAACCTAAGGCCGATCAATGGCATGTAGTTGAATTCCCTGCAATCATGCCTTCAGGAAAACCTGTATGGCCAGAGTATTGGAAACTAGAAGATTTAGAGTCTGTAAAAGCCTCCATACCATTATCAAAATGGAATTCACAATACATGCAAAATCCTACTTCAGAAGAAGGAGCACTTATAAAACGTGAGTGGTGGAAAGATTGGGAAGACGAAGAGCTACCTGCATTGCAGCATGTAATACAATCTTATGATACAGCTTTTATGAAAAAAGAAACTGCAGATTACTCTGCAATTACAACGTGGGGAGTTTTTCAGCCATCTGAAGATGATCCACCTAATTTAATATTGGTAGACTCTTTAAAAGGTAGATACGAATTTCCAGAGTTGCGTAGGATCGCGATGGAGCAATACGGCTACTGGAATCCTGAAACAGTTATTATTGAAGGCAAAGCATCTGGTCTGCCTCTAACTTATGAGTTGCGTAAGATGGGAATTCCTGTTATAAATTTCACACCTAGTAAAGGCAACGATAAGCACACTAGAGTAAACGCAGTATCACCGATGTTTGAGTCGGGGCTGATATGGGCGCCCAAAGAAATGGAGTTTGCTCAAGAGGTGATTGAAGAATGCGCTGCCTTTCCGTATGGGGATCACGATGACTTGGTCGATAGTATGACTCAAGCTGTGATGAGATTTAGACAAGGTGGTTTGATTCAACACCCTGAAGATTATAAGGATGAACCAGCACTACCTAAACAAAGGACATATTATTAATGGACGAGAACACAAAATTGGAAATGTCAAAAATAGTTAAACAACTAATGGACGAAGAGGGTTTTGAATTTGGTGAAGCTGTTAAAGAGGCCATGAGAAGAATGGAAAAAACAAAAAAAGCAAACGGAGGAATTATGAGAAAAATGTTAAGAGCTGGAGATGACCCAAGAGACTTCGAAGACGAAGTAGATGTTCAAGAAACTGATGTCGATGTAATCGAATTAATGAAAGACCAAGGTATCCCCATGGGTGAACAGGTCAAGAGTAAAAAAGAAGGCATTATGCAAATGGCTGGAGAAACTCCTGAAGAAGAGAGAGACATGGAATTTAACATAGAATTAAAAGAGTTCTTAAATGAAAACCCTGGAGCAACTGTAGACGATTTTATAAAAATAAAAATGTTAGAAGCTAAACTTAGAAGAGAAGCAAGAGACGAGATACTTGCAAGAATAACTTTAGCTAGAGGTGGTGGAGAACTTGTAGGTAATCAATCAAAAATTGATGTAGCAGCACCCTTCGGTGAAATAACTGGAGCAGACTTTGCTAAACTTAGAGAAGACAAACAATCAGGCGGTATAGCAGGAATCCTAGGGGTCTAAATTGAAGATTCACGAATACAATGAAATGATGGCGTATCTTACGCGTCCTAAATTAAAAGATGGAACACCCTTAGAAAAAGATTTTTCTGATATGTCCAACACAGAAATTATTGAAACCACAGAAGATCAGAATACTTTAATCCCACCTTCTAAACCACAACAAAATCCAAACGAAACTTTGCAAGCCCAAATAGCTTTTATAAAAGAAGTTTCTCCTGGCCTAGAACCAGAGAGCCAGATTGTAGTTAGAAAAAATTTTTTAGATAAAGCTTTACAAAAAGGTCTTATTACAGAAGAAGACTATAACTCACAATTACAACCTTTGATGGGAAAGACAGGAGAAGAACTTACCAAGATGTTAGAAAACTTTGAAAGTATGGTAGAGCAAGATGTCTCTGAAAAATAAATATCCAAAGACCCACCTTCTGCCACCTAAATCTGGGCCCACGCCTCAAGGGTTGAAAATTGATTACAATACTGTTAAGACTGTAAGATTGGAGAAAACAAATGGCAGACAAAATAGACAAGTCCCTGACGCAAGGTCCAAGGGGCTCGATTACACTTCCTAGTGATGAAGAGGTTAGAGAAACTGTAGAAGAAGTTGCAGTAGAAGAGCAACAGGGACCAGGACCCATTGAAACTACAGAACTCGAAGATGGATCAGTTGAAATAGATTTTGATGCAAGCGCAGCATCACCAGAAGGTGGTGACGAGCATTATGCCAACTTAGCAGAATTTTTACCAGACGAAGTTTTAGGAGAACTAGGATCAGATCTCACTCAAAAATATCAAGACTACAACGCCTCAAGAAAAGATTGGGCACAAAGTTATGCAAAAGGTTTAGATCTTTTAGGATTTAAATATGACATGCGTACAGAACCATTTCAAGGTGCATCAGGCGCCACGCACCCAGTCTTAGCAGAAGCTGTTACTCAGTTTCAAGCTTTAGCTTATAAAGAATTATTACCCGCAGATGGTCCAGTTAGAACAGCTGTTGTCGGCGCACCATCAGAAGAAAAAGCAAGACAAGCACAACGTGTTAAAGATTTTATGAATTACGAACTCATGGAAAAAATGAGAGACTACGAACCAGACTTTGATCAACTATTGTTTTATCTTCCACTCGCAGGCTCTGCGTTTAAAAAGGTTTACTATGATGAGCTGGATGGTAAGGCTGTATCAAAGTTTGTGCCCGCGGATGATTTGATTGTACCGTATACTGCTACCTCATTAGAAGATGCGGAAGCAATCATTCATCGGGTGAAGATTTCAAAAAACGATTTAAGAAAACAACAGGTTGGTGGTTTTTATAGAGATATAGATTTAGGAACTCCAGGCTATGAAGAGAGCGATCTAGAGAAAAAAGAGAGAGAACTAGAAGGCCAGAGAAAATCTCAAGACGATGAAGTTTATACTTTGTTAGAGTGTCATGTTAATTTAGACCTAGAAGGTTTTGAACACACAGATGAATCTGGTGAACCATCTGGAATAAAAATTCCATACATAGTAACTGTTGAGTTAGCAACAAGAGAAGTTTTATCTATTAGAAGAAATTACGAGATTGGAGATCAGAACAAAACTAAGATCCAATATTTTGTCCATTTTAAATTTTTACCTGGACTAGGATTTTATGGCTTCGGTCTCATCCATATGATTGGCGGTCTGTCTAGAACTGCAACAGCAGCTCTTCGTCAATTATTGGATGCGGGTACGCTCTCCAACTTACCCGCAGGATTTAAAATGCGTGGCATTAGAATTAGAGATGATGCGCAATCAATACAACCAGGTGAGTTTAGAGATGTAGATGCACCAGGTGGTAACTTAAAAGATTCTTTTATGATGTTGCCATTTAAAGAACCATCTGCAACTTTATTAAACTTAATGGGTATAGTCGTTCAAGCTGGACAGAGATTTGCATCTATTGCAGATCTACAAGTTGGTGATGGCAATCAACAAGCAGCTGTTGGTACAACTGTTGCATTATTAGAACGTGGCTCAAGAACAATGTCTGCTATTCACAAAAGAATTTATTCTTCTTTAAAAACTGAATTTAGATTATTAGCAAGAGTATTTAAATTATACTTGCCACCAGAATATCCATACGATGTAGTAGGAGGTCAGAGAACTGTCAAGCAAACTGACTTCGACGATAGAGTGGATATACTGCCAGTTGCGGACCCTAACATCTTTAGTCAGACTCAGCGTATTTCCCTCGCGCAGACAGAGCTGCAACTGGCACAATCCAATCCACAGATGCACAACATGTATGCTGCGTATAGAAACATGTACGAGGCACTAGGTGTAAAAAATATAGACTCAGTTTTAGTTAAACCTGTTCCACCTGCACCTTTAGATCCAAGTTTAGAAAACATAATGGCTTTATCTGGAAAACCATTCCAAGCATTTCCAGGTCAAGATCATAGAGCACACATAACTTCGCATTTAAATTTTATGGCAACCAACATTGCTAGAAATAATCCTATGGTTATGGCGGCTATGGAAAAAAATATTTTTGAACATATTAGTTTGATGGCACAAGAACAAATTGAATTAGAGTTTAGAGAAGAGTTACCACAACTTGCGCAGATGCAACAGATGGCTGCACAAAATCCACAACTTCAAATGCAGGTTCAAGAGTTGAGTCAAAGAATCGAAGGTAGAAAAGCTGTGTTGATTGCAAACATGATGGAAGAATTCTTAAAAGAAGAGCGTGAAGTTACATCAGGATTTGGTAATGACCCTGTTGCTAAGTTAAGAGCAAGAGAATTAGACCTTAGAGCTATGGACAACGAGAGAAAACGTGTCGAGGGTGAAGAAAAAATTAACCTTGATCGCCTAAAAGCTATGATGAACCAACAAGACAAACAAGATAAATTGGAACAGAACGAAGAATTAGCTAATTTAAGAGCTAATACATCAATTGAAAAGACAATTTTAAGTAAATCTATACCAAACGTAGACAAAATGATACCAAGTGTAGAGATTGAAAAATACAAAGGAGAAAATAGGTGAAAAAAGAACAAAAAAAGGTTAAAAAGGTCATGAGAGAATTTAAAAAAGGTACTCTCAAAATTGGTGGCTCTGATAAGAAGGTGAAAAATCCTAAACAAGCGATTGCAATCGCTCTTAACAGGGCTGGTATAAATAAAAACAGGAGGAAAAATGGCAAAAGAGGATAAATTTTTTGTTGAGTCCGAAGAAATAGGTATTCCATCTCAAAATATTGAGTTAGACCCTAGATCTGTAACAACTGCTGATGGTATGCCAAGAAACTACATACCAACTGGAGATGAAACAGAGGTTAGAGGAACTAAAAGAATGCTTAAGGACAAAAAGAAAACAGCTAAGTGGTACTAACATGTGGTTGTCAGCAATTAAATTAGCTGTATCCGCTGGTAGTAAGATTTATGCTAATAAGCAAAGGGCAAAAGTTGCGATGTCCGATGCTCAACTACTGCACGCAGAACGACAAGCTCGAGGTGAGGAAGCTTACCAAGGCAAGTTGTTAGAGGCACGTCAAAATGATTACAAGGA